ATGCCATTACGGTAGACGTATCAGAAGGTCGTAATTTGGATTGTTCAGCCTTTTCTGTATTCGATATCTCAACTACACCATATAGACAGGTTGCAACCTATAAGTCGTCATCAATTTCACCTATTCTTTTTCCAACAGTCATCTATAATGCTGCAAGATTATATAATGATGCTTATATTTTGGTAGAAATTAATAACAATCCACAGGTTGCAGATGTCATTCACCAAGACCTTGAGTATGAAAACCTTTGGAAAGTATTTACAGGTAACAAAAAACCACAGCAATTACATAGTGGATTTGGTCGTGGTGTCCAAATGGGACTTAAAATGTCTCCTGCGGTCAAACGAGTTGGTTGTTCCAACTTAAAAACTTTGATTGAAGGTGATAAGTTACAGATTGTAGACTTTGATACCATTTCTGAACTGACTACTTTTGTAGCCAACAAGACTTCTTTTGCGGCTGAAGGTGATGCAAACGATGACATGGCCATGACTTTGGTCTTGTTTGCATGGGCAGCAACACAGAAGTATTTTAAAGAAATCGTTAATCACGATATTAGAAAACAAATCCAATTGGAGAACATGAACCAGTTGGATGACGAAACACTACCAGCACCCATAATTGAAACTGGTGTTAATAGACCAGGACTAGAAGTTTTTGATGGTGACGTATGGGAAGTATCCGATGGTGGTGAAGTCTATGCAGGTTTTATACAAGATTCATTACGGAATCTCTAAATATGACCTTACATAAATATTATCATGGTATTATAACTGCCAATACAACATCATATTCAAGGAGATAATCAAATGGCATTCCAAATCTCTCCAGGCGTAAACGTATCCGAGATTGACTTAACTACGGTCATTCCTTCGGTACAAACTACTGCCGGTGCATTTGCAGGAGGCTTCGTATGGGGTCCAGCAAATTTAAGAACTTCCGTTGACAGCGAAATTACGCTCGTTAACAAATTCGGTAAACCAGACAACAACACAGCTACCTCATTTTTTACTGCCGCTTCTTTCTTGGCATACGGTAATAATTTAACTGTTGTTCGTGCAATTGGTGCGAATGGTTTTAACGCTAAAGCAAATACTGTTGCTCCTGGTGTTCAGATTCCTAATGAAGTTTACAACGCATACATTAACACAACAGATAACGGTAACGCTTTAGGTTCTTTTGTTGCTCGTTACCCTGGTGCTTTAGGTAACTCATTAACTGTTTCTATCATTGATTCATCAAGCACATTCTCAACATGGAATGTAAATGGTGTTTTAGTAAGTTCACTATTCAATGGCGCACCTGGTACATCTAATGCTGCAGCTCAAGCTGGTGCAGCTAACGATGAAGTTCACATTGTTGTTGTTGACGCTGGTGGTTTATTCACTGGTGTTAAAAATACAGTTCTTGAAACTTTCCCATACTTGTCTAAGGCAGTTAATTCTACCGACTCTTTAGGTAATTCAAATTACTATAAGACAAGCATTTTCAATAATTCAAAATACATCTACGTTGCTGACCATCCTGATTATTCAAATACTAAATTATCTTGGGGTCAAACATTGGCTCTAGGTGGTAGTTTTGCAACTTTAGGTAACACAGCAACCAAGTCAGTTACAACTGCTTTAAGTGGTGGTACTGATGATGTTCCAGGTACAGCAGGTCTACAAACTGCATATCAATATTTTCAAAGTGCTGAAGATATTGATATTTCTTTGGTAATGACTGGTGGTCATAGTGTTGTTACTCAACAATGGGTAATTGACAATGTTGTTAACACAAGAAAAGATTGCGTTGCATTTGTTTCGCCTCCTTCTTCTGCTGTTGTTAACCAATATGGCAACGAAGCTGCAAACATTTTGGCTTGGAATACTTCATTAGCTCGTTCTACATCATATGCAGTTGCTGATACTGGTTGGAAGTATATGTTTGACAAATACAATAACATCTATCGTTATGTTCCATTAAACGGTGACGTTGCTGGACTTTGCGTAAACACCGATACAACCAATGATCCATGGTTCTCACCTGCTGGTTTCAATCGTGGCAATATTAAGAATGTTGTTCGTTTGGCATACAACCCAAGCAAAACAGACAGAGATAATCTGTATGCAGTTGGTATTAATCCTGTTGTGTCTTTCCCTGGTCTAGGTATTATCCTTTACGGTGACAAGACATTGCAAGCTAAACCTTCCGCATTTGACCGCATTAATGTCCGCAGATTGTTTATTGTTCTTGAAAAGGCAATTTCTACTGCTGCTAAATTCTCGTTGTTTGAATTCAATGATGAATTTACCCGTGCTCAATTTGTTGCATTAGTAACTCCATTCTTGCGTGATATTCAAGGTCGCCGTGGTATCTATGACTTCCGTGTTGTTTGTGATACTACAAATAATACAGACCAAGTCGTTGCTGCCAATCAGTTTGTTGGTGACATTTATGTTAAACCTGCTCGTTCTATCAACTTTATCCAGTTGAACTTTGTTGCAGTAAGAACAGGTGTAGACTTTACTGAAGTCGTTGGTAAGTTCTAATAAATAACTAACGATATAGGAGAAAACAAATGGCATTCAATGTAGCAGACTTTAGAGCGAATATGGTTGGTGACGGCGCCCGTCCTAACCTATTCCAAGTAACATTAACCTTCCCAGCAATCGCTGCAAACGGTACGACTGCAGGCCAGAAAGCAACTTTCATGGCCAAAGCAGCACAGTTACCAGGTTCTACAATTGGTCAAGTTCCAGTTTACTACTTTGGTCGTGAACTAAAATTTGCCGGTAACAGAACTTTTGCTGACTGGACATTGCAAATCATCAATGATGAAGATTTCTCGATTCGTAATTCTATCGAATCTTGGATGAACGCAATCAATAGTCATGCGGGTAATGTCCGTAACGCTAGTGCAACAACACCATCTTCTTACACAGTAGATGCATCTGTTACACAATACAGCAAAACTGGCGATGCTTTGAAAACATATAACTTTGTCGGAATGTATCCACTTGATTTGGCACCAATTGATTTGGATTGGGGTTCAAATGATACCATTGAAGAATACGGCGTAACATTTGCCTATCAATGGTGGGAAACAGATACAACAAGTTAATCTTTATTATATTACGAGAGAGGTTTTGGCCTCTCTCATTATGCTTTTTTGATTTGGAATAAAATACTATGGCAAATAAATTTTCACTTTTCGGTTTCACAATTGCACGGAATAAAGACGAACAGTCACAGTCCGTGGAACAGTCCTTTGCGCCTCCGGCCAGTGATGATGGTGCATTAACTATCCAATCAGCCGCTTATTATGGTACTTACGTTGACCTAGACGGCACAGCTAAAAACGATGTAGAACTTATTTCACGTTATCGTGAGATGGCAATGCAACCAGAAATTGAATCGGCAATTGATGACATTATTGGTGAAGCAATTTGTCAAGACGATGACGGTAAAATTCTCAAGTTGGTACTAGACGATTTAGACCAACCAGAAAAAATTAAAAAAGCCATTATGGGTGAATTCAATACAGTATTAAAGTTATTGAACTACAATAATATGGCTCAAGATATTTTCCGTAGATACTATGTTGATGGTAAATTATACTACCACGTTATTATTGACCGTGAAAATCCAATGCAAGGTATTAAAGAACTGCGTTATGTTGACCCACGCAAGCTACGCAAAGTTCGTGAAGTTAAGAAACAAAAAGACGAAAGAACAGGTATTGATGTAGTAAATGTAGTAAACGAATATTATATTTTTAATGACAAGGTGACCACAGGTTCTTCATCCAACTTTGGACCTATCGGTGTGCGTATCACTAGTGATTCCATCATCTCCGTTGTTTCTGGCCTCATGGACAGTCGCCGTGCAGTAGTGTTGTCTTACTTACATAAAGCAATCAAACCACTTAACCAGTTAAGGATGATTGAAGATGCTACCGTCATTTATCGCATCAGTCGTGCTCCCGAGCGCCGCATTTTTTATATTGATGTGGGTAACCTTCCAAAGTTAAAGGCAGAACAATACCTTCGTGATATCATGGTCAAGTATAAGAACAAACTGGTATACGATGCAAGTACCGGTGAAGTTCGTGATGACCGTAAACACCTTTCTATGTTAGAAGATTTTTGGTTACCTCGCCGTGAAGGTGGTAAAGGTACAGAAATTTCTACACTACCTGGTGGTCAAAACTTAGGTGAGTTGGAAGATGTTAAGTATTTTGAAAAGAAACTTTATAAATCACTTAACGTACCTATCTCACGTTTAAATCCAGAAACATCCGGTTTCTCTTTAGGTCGCACAGGTGAAATTACCCGTGAAGAATTGAAGTTTGCCAAATTTGTGGATCGTTTGCGTAATAAGTTCTCAGAACTATTTGAACAAACATTAAAGACACAATGTGTTCTCAAAGGTATTTGTACCGCTGAAGAATGGAAAGACATTAAAGAACACATCCATTTTAACTTTATTAAAGACAATAACTTTACAGAGTTAAAAGAAGCAGAATTAATGAAAGAAAGATTGTCTTTGTTGGGTGCAGT